CGATTCTAGGTTTGGAATATTATCAAAATCTGGTCCTGATGCAAAGAAGATGTTTACAGACAAGGTGGTACCGATATCGGTTAATTACCCCTTCTTTTTCAAACCAATTCAAGACGGAATGGACCGTCCAAAGACGGAACTTGCTTATAGAGTACCCGCAACGAAATACACGCGTAAGAAACTTGAAACAAATGCGCAATTACAAGAGATCGATGGGCTCGACACCACGATTGACTGGAAAAACACAGGCGACAACTCGTATGACGGTGAGAAGCTCAAACTACTCGTCCACGATGAAAGCGGTAAATGGGAACGCCCGACGAACATCCTCAACAACTGGAGGGTTACGAAAACCTGTTTACGATTAGGTAGTAGAATTATAGGTAAGTGCATGATGGGTTCAACCAGTAACTCATTAGATAAAGGTGGTGATAACTTTAAAAAGCTATACAATGACTCAGATGTTACACAACGAAACGCGAATGGACAAACTCGCTCTGGACTATATAGCTTGTTCATACCTATGGAATGGAATTACGAAGGATACATTGATTCTTATGGCTTACCTGTCTTCCAAACACCAGACAAACCTGTTAAAGGGC